CCTCAACCTTGCCTGTGAAGCTTTCTAGACTCTCGTCGGACTCTGGAATCAAAAGCGGGTAAGAAGTCAACACTCGTCGCGTTCTATAAGGCAAGTCGTTGATTTTCGAGTACATGCGTGGAGGGGCGGGATTGGGTTGAGGATGAGCATGACGCTCCAAGATGGCGACTCTCGTGGATACGAAACGAACAACTCGGCTGCGGACGCTTTCTCCTTCAGACACGGAGCAGACACGGGATTCGGGACAGGACGCAGCTATCGATGCTCCGTATATCTCGAACTCGTCACTATCAAGGAGCGTTCTATGATAGACGACAGCACCTTCTGATCGAGCATTAATTTCCGACACGAGTCTCAACCAGTCTCGACGCGGTGTTGGTTGTACATCGAGTATGTAGCAATCATACGGGTCGTTGAGAAGCTTATCGCGAATAACTTCATTGTAGACGTCGCCCGAAGTGCCAACTGAGACCTCGGAACGCTCGACGGCAGGGTCGACGACTCCGTGCGCGTCTGATTCTGGCGAGCCGAATACTGCGTACGCGTGCTCTATGTCTGGTAGCGTCGAGTTTAGATCATGCACGACAATCTTGTTAGCTCCGAGTAGTTGACAGGCAAACGCAATTCCGCCTTCTCCGCTACCGACGATCAATACTCGCTTCCCAAGAACATCATCTGCCTTGAGGAAAGACAACGCGACGCTCGACATAGAGGAGACTATTCCTCCTCGACGCTTGGCATGTTCTGCTATCTCATCTGCCATGCTGCGCCTCGTTGCAAGCGGCGACAGGCTGTCCCTAGGCGTCATTCCCGCGGAAGCGCGCGGACCCGCTACGAGTTTCGAGTACTTACACGCTGTCACCTCTATGTTCCAATTCGGATGGACGAACGGAGTCGGCGGACATGCTCTCAACGGCCTTAGCATATCTGCACGTGTCACAGAATAACAAGCCACCGGCGGAGAGTTTTCTGCTGTCAATAATCGTGTATACATCACGTCGCAGTGTTCCGCCGCGATCGCGCTAATCGACGCTATTATATTCGACATCCGCGTGTCGGTCGAGAACATTGCGTCGCGCATCAGTCTGAATGTACGCAGCGAGGCGGTAAAACTAATCGTGTGCTTCAACAAGAGTAATTGTAGCCACCCTGTGATGTACAGATTAGCAGACAGGAGGAAGTCGGCGGGTACGAGCCATCTCATAGAGAGTGCGCGATCTATCATGTCAGTTCTAATCGCTCGCGACGCGATTAAGCTCGTCAAGATCCCGTTCACTGTTCTCGCATTCGACGTCGGAGTAAGCACCAAGCTGAGTCTCCACTTCGACTTGATTGTGTCGTCATCGCAGTCGAAGATGATTCTCCTGAAGAATGGAGCGAGTACACCTGCGAATCTCAGAATCAGCTCAGATCGCACAGCACGTGTCTTCTTAGGCTCTCTTAAGGCCGTGTCGAGGGTTCCTTTTGCGGCTGCGAGGGTTACCGCAAGAGCCGCTGCGTCGACTGCTGACTCGATTCCTATAGCGCGACTTTCCTGCATGTCGATATCGGCTTCGAATCCTCTGATCTTGCTTGCGTCGATGGCCAGCCTCCCTTCCGCCGACGTGAGAAGTATCGATGCGCAGAAACTCGCTAGCAGAGATTTGCATTCGCGCTTCGTCGAGGGTCTTTTCTCCATGAGTGCTTCAGACCATTGCACAGGCCAGTCTGGACGCTTCTCGCGTATCTCTAGATCCCCTGCAAACAACAGTCGATTCGTTGGTCGCGCTCTCTGTAAGCGCGGCGGGGCGCTGTCCAGCGCGACGGGTATGTCAGGTAGAGGTTGGACCCCGTCTAAATCAACATCGATGAAGCATGCAATCACATCGTCTTTCGTGCCGAGCTCAGCTCTCATCGTTCCGAACGCGATCGCTGCTAACAGATGCTCCTGGACTACGTAAGGGTAATCATCCTTCAGCTTTTTGTTCGCGCGATCAGCAGTAATCTTCGCGTTGCTAGCCCATTCTACAGGGACATTCAGATAGAAGTTCGCTCTCTTGAGGTTGTCATGCCTATGAGCAGGGATCCCGCCAGACACTACAGGCATGTGACCCAGCAGATAATCAAGACTATAAGGGCCGCGACTTGATGCTATCCTTTCGAGGAGAGTCAACATGTTCCTGTCAGGTCGTATCTGCGACGTCATTAACACGAGAGACCTCAAATCGTTGGTCACGCTGCTGTCGGAAGCGACCTCGAAACCGCGATCTGTTCTCTTCTGCTTTGTCGCATATCCCAAGTAAGGTCGATATCTTCCTCTGCGACGCGCACTTTCAGACCCTCCAGCTGCGCTGGCTCCTACACCTGCGATGAGCGGCCCCATCTCTTTGTCGAAGGGAGATACGGTCGTCACTCCGATGAGAGGTCCGAGTCCCCAATGAGCTCGCATCGCTTCACATAGCTGGTATTGTTTGAGAGCGACAGGTTGCGTGTACCTTCGACTCGCTACGACACAAAGCTCTGTCCAGTCTATGTCGGCGTCGATGTCTGCTGCGACAGCGCCTTGAATGCTGATCGTCGCCTCTTCATCGTCTTCGTCATCTTCACCCAGGGATGACACTAGTTGTCGAATCGATCTGCTATTGACAAACAACGCAGCGACTTTCTCAGTCGCTCCCGGAAGACTTGCGCTGAAAATGTCAGACATTATAGCGGGGTATAGCGGACGAGTTGATGCAAGGGCTTCCAACAGTTTTTCTCGATCTCCGAGAACAGCACCTAAGTCAGCGAAGTCGCGATTGACACTACTCGTCAGTGACGATCCCAAAGCTCGTGAGGTCCGCATTGCGAGAGACCCGGCTTTCCTCAAGGGGAGAGACTGCGGATCTAGCAGAAGAGCTACGGGTGAAGGTTTCCTTCTCACGACTTGAGCGTCTTTCGATTCTATTGCAGCAAGCAGGCCCAGAAGGAAATCTCGTATCTCTCCTTGCGAATTGCGTGCAGCTCGCAAGATCCAGCCAACTGTCGAGGAGAGTACGTCCGACTGCCCTCTCAAGACATACGAGGGAAGCATGTCGGTCGCTGTCCCTCCGAGCGCAGCAGGCAAGACTAACAACGGTATCATCATCTTGTCTATCTTATTCCGATATCGCGGCCATAAACCTCCTCCGCTAGTCGCTTCTAGGAGCCACGTCGCGCGGTGCAGTACGCTCAGTACTGAATACTTTATAGGGTTTCTCGAGAGAGAACTCGCCATAATTGTCCCCGAGGAGATGTTCGAGCAGCCTTTCGTGAGAGAAGGTTCATCGGCCACGTCCGAATCGTAAAGTCGAGAACTGGCTTTCAGCTCTGTCGAGTAGGCGACACCGTTAATCCAAACTTTCTTCGAGAAGGTTAAGACCGTCTGAGACCTCTGACATTCCTCGACCTTGACCTCGTGATTGATGCGCTCGAAGACAGTCTTGATTCTATCGAGGATCTTCTCGGCCAGGCTGGCGGCGTTGTGTTCCCCTTTCTTCCACCAAATTGCGAGAACTTGGTTGTCGCCTTGGCCCGCGAGAGAAAACTCCACGTCGAAATCTGCCATCGCCACTTGGATCGCCCCGAGGGTGATGAACGTCCATAGCTTCTGAGCGAGCCCCTCGAAGCCTCCGAGGTGATCTCTCCAGGCGAGATTCGGGTCGTCGTACTCTCCCTTGTCATTCTTAGTCGGTTCGTATCCACTAACTCTGAGAGCTATCAAGCACTCTTCGAAGAATTTGTGGATCCAAGAAAAATGGTTATGCGTTCCGAAGATGTCTTCTAAGATGTGAGACGCTCCTTCGACTAAGAACTTCCTCCAGAATTGATTCCATCCGGTGAGGTCTATCTCGAGGTAGATCCGCTCTATGAGCTCTGCGTTTGCAGGCGCCGTCATGCGGTAGAAGTACATGTCTTCTTCGACTCTCGATTTCGTCATGGTTTGCTCTGAGATCAGTTTTAGCACGGTCGCAACATTGTGTTCATTGTTTGCGAGAGCAGATCTCATCTCTTCACATAACATCGCGAAACATCTGGGAGCCAGCTTGAATTCGCGTTCCTTCGGATAGAGGCAAACGAGCTTCCATTCTTCGGGAATGCGATCGCGGCTGATCGTATCGTAGATGTCGCGCATCACGAAGTTTTCTCGGTCTTTCATCCTGAGAAGGAGTCTCCGACGAGAAGGAGGAAGCCGCCCAGCGAAGAAGTCAGGAAGGGACGATTTGTAGCCTCCTATCGACTTGTCGTCTAAGAGGCTTCTGTAGTCGTCTGAGTAATCAAATTTCTCCCATGCTCCGAACTTTACTTCCACGAGGTCTTCCAACGAGAAATCCCTGAGACTGAATAGAGTCACTCTTCTCTTCCAAAGATCTCCTAATCTAGTCCCTTGTTTCGGCTCGGTCTTGAGCGGCGGCCACGCACCGTGTTGAGCGAGATATCCTTTCAAGACTAACCACTTGCAAGCGCTCTCTACTTGGCGCGAGGTAGACAGCCATGACTTATCTCTGCTTTGAGCGTTGACTCTGTAAGATGCGCCGCCTTGACGGGGATTGATGACTGGGTGGCCACTGAGTTTTATCAGTCCGAATAACTCGACAGCTGTTTTGAGTGTGTTCACTTTAGACGCGTCTTTTTGAAGGGCGTCGACTAGCGGAGTCGCACGCGCAAGCTTAAGTTCCTTCTCCCTGTACTTGGCGTACATGGCATCTTCGTCAGAAGGGGTTGTGCAGACGCCTCCCGACAATGTCGATAGACGCGTCTTGAACACAGCTTCCGGGGCTTTTACGAGCTCGTATCCTTTGTTGCCGTATGCGTCTAGCACATTCTCTTGCCATTTCAGCTGCCGACGAATCGCGTCTCTTTGTTCTTCGACTGATATCTGACCGTCTCTTCCTATTCCGTTGTCGAGCGCGAGCATCACCTGATACCTCGACTGCAAGACGTCCGCTATCATGGTAATTTGCTCTGGCGTGAAGAATTCGGCACCTGTGTCCGCAAGCATGATATACCCTGCTTGAGAGAAGACCCATTCGTCTCCCTCTACGGACGTGCGCATAGGATACCTCGGCAGGGTTCCGCCGCATTTCCGAGACGCCAAGCAAAGTAGCGTTCTCCAATAGTAGTACTTCTCGTAATACTCCGAAGCGTAGAACGAGATTGTGATGTCGGTCGGCAGAGCGTCTTCGAGACCTCTCTCAGACAGAGACGCGTTGACAGTGCTCAATCCGCATCGATTAAAGTTGTTTACGATACTGCATGCGTAGCGAGCTCGCTCGAGGTGCGGCGCCGGGCAAGAGCGAGAATGGAACCACATAGAGTAAGTCTCGGGCATATTGACGCGCACAACGGAGCGTTTTTTCCTAGCTTCATACCATAACGCGACGGTGGCATCAGACACACGAGAGGCTGCCGCATTCTTGTAGTCGTGGGGAGTGCGGCGATCGGAGAATTCTAGAGGGCATTCTTCCAGAGAGAGTATCTCCGAGATGTTCTTATCGAGGATAGGTTCGCCGAGGTGGAAAGAAAACATTCTGTCTTAAGTTTTTCTTAAATTCAGCCGTGGCGGTGTTTTGAGTTCTACGAGAACAAGACTCCGTATTCTTTAGTCAGCTCTCGACGACGCGCTTCACGGATCGGGTTGAAGTCGTCGACACGAGGAGCCGAAGGTTTCTCATATTTCCAGATGTATCTCTCCGTCGTCTGACAAAGCGCGACAGCTTGCTTGTTGCAACCGCAAGTTTTGCCGTGAGCGCGTTTCCCTGAGGGACAGGTTCTAGCTCCTTTCTGATAGCATATCCCTGATGACTTCTTCGATAGAGACACTCCTTCAGAGTCGAAATCGCTTGCTTTCATTTTCGACTGGAACTCGGCCATCGTCATGAAAGGTTTCGCCGTGTACTGAATCGGATGAGGACGCGATGTGGTAGCGGACGCTGGTTTCTTGAGAGCTGCTGCGTAGGACATGTTTAATCTTCTGTCTTAAGGTTTTCTTAAATGATCACATGATGATAGCCTTCTTTTTGTAGCGCGCGTACTGAGAAATGAGTTTACACGAGGAGACCGAGACGGCGCAGTCCTTCATCTATGGCATCCTTGACGTCGTTTGCGAGTTCGGGGATGGCGATGTTCGCGGCGGATGCCTTTCTTGTTCTCTCGACTCGAATTGCAGCGTAGTTGTGCATATCGAGCGATCCGCGTGACACGATCAGCATCGCGCTTTGATGGATGGCCTTGTGATAATATCGCTGAGCCGGCGTCAACCTGAGGAACTCAATCGCAGCCGCTTTGAGAGCCGGGAGCTCGAGGCGGAGAACAGGTATCTCTCTGTAGAGATCGGCTCCGAAACCTGACGACATCGCGAGGGACCTCTCGATGTGCGCGAGCCCGTGTCCTCGCAAGATGCGGTACTGTCCAGCGATGATTTCGCGATCTGTTCCGCTCGGAGACATGGCCCAATCAGATAAGACGCGCAAGAGAGCGCGACGTGCAGGAGCGCTACGCGAGAATGAGTCATAGATGAGCTTGCACGTAGCAGCTGAGATTTGATCTGCGGCGTTTGTCAGGAATCCGCTTTCCTCACCTATGACCTTCTGAAGAGCGAGAGGACGTTTGACTGTAAAAGCGGTTCCGTTGTTGTCCGTGGCGGCTTTCGTCGTTGCGAAGCAGGCTATAGACAACATCGCAATGGCCACTTCGCGACTCATTGTGTCCGCAATCGCCCAGAGTCCGCCAGGCGCAACGCCGAGCACGAAGGGCGTCGTTGTCGCAGGCTGCTGAGCAGGATTCGTGCCGTCCCAAAACCAGTTTGCCTCAACGTCCGCAGGAATGTCCGTATACGCGAAGGTAGCCTCATCGTCGGCGAGCGCAACCATGGGAAACGCGGCGCGAAACGCTGTCAAGACCGCCTCGATGACTGCTTTCCCCGCGACGCGCTGCTCTCTGATTAGAAGCGCACCGAACTGCGGGTCGAATGCAGGACGAACTTGAGCGCCTGCAGGAGGAAAAGGGCGCTGGTAGATTCTGTACGTAATCTTGTGCGCAGCGTCCGGGATCGCTCCGCTGAGCTGCACACCTGCGAGCGCCATCGAAGCGTTGTGAATTTGAGTGAGGTCAGCCATGGATTCTGTCGCAGAGTGTTTGTGTATAAATCTTCTGTCTTACCCTTTTCTTAAATAACATGCATTGGCGCAATCAAGAGAAGCTTATATCGTGTCGAGTATCTTCGTCAGCGTCATCAAAAGTCTCAGAGTTCGCGACGTCGACTTCGCGGGCCAAGTGACCCAAGACGAGAGTGTATTTCCATTTCGCATCGAGGCATCCTTCTATTTCTGCGAATTCAGCATTAGCAGGCTTTCTGTCGTTCTCTATCCAGTCCAGATACTTATGGCGAAATAAAGGCAAGAAGACCCTCTTCACGCGCTCACTCGCTTCAATCGATCGAGCGGCCTGAGTGACTGCTTGACCTCGGGACTTGACAGATGAGAGCCACGTTGAGAGCGCTCTGGCCGTCTCCTTGAGCATCTCTGCTGGGGCGTCGTCTCGTGCTCCTGCGTTTTTGAGCGTTTCGGCGACTTTCTCCGTTGACAATGTCGAGGGGAAAAGAGCGAGAGCATATCGAAGCGTTACTGCCCACCATATTTCAGCTTCTTCAGTATCGATCTGAGCAGGAGTTACTTCAAACACGGGAGCGGGGATGTGAGTACTGTCGAGCAGGCGGCCGTGATGTTCGACAAGCGACCCGGGCGCCGACAAGTAGAAGCACACCGTTGCTTCATGATCGTTGTCGCGAATCCATCTGTATGTTCCTTCGGCGCCAGCGGTTGTTGTACGACTGAGTAATCGCAGATAGAGATCCATCGACATAGTTAAATTCTCTGTCTTACCCTTTTCATAAATAGCACGAGATGACTTTTCATTCCCAGCCGAGTATCCGTTTGATTTCTGCTTTCCTAGCTCGTGAAGTTCCGCGTGTTTCTAACTCCATCATCAACGCCGTGAAGTTACTAGACGACGCTTGCGCTTGCCCTGGAACGTCGGGTGCAGCCACAGTATCAGGAACCTGAGGATATTCAGGTACGGTGACCGGCGCTTCAGGGTTTGCTCTCTTCCAATCTCGGATGAAAGCTATTGTCTCTTTCAACCCATCGGTGAGAGTCGCTAGTTCGACCTTGTAGTCGTCGATCGCTCTTCTGTTCTTCTCCACCGTCTCTTCCGTCGGGAGTGCATCAAGCTTCGCCTGTATTAGCAACAAGCGAGCATCGGCAGCGGAAGCTCTAATCTCTGCCGACATTGCTCGTTCTCGCCACTCTTCAGCCCGCGCCTCGGCTTCACGTATGACCTCTCGGGCACTGGTTCCAGCGTGCTCCGCGGCGGTGTCGGGCGTTACTACGACTTCCCGTACACGAACGCTACGATTCTCTTCCCGGCCAGCGCCGTGCAGTCGCTGTTCGGTCCCGT